GAGCGCAGGCCGCCGCTTGGCGTGAGGCTGCCAAAATCGGTTGCCCCGACCAGAAGCGTCGGGGGAGAGGTTGAAACGATGCCTTCCATGGAATTTCCTCGGCGGCTCGGCCGCTATGTGACGGTGATGGCGGATGAAACCAGGGCGCCGATAGTCGTTCCCGAACCATTTTGCAGGATGCCGAAAACGTACCAGGTTCCGGCCGTCGCAGGTGGGCTCAGATACTCGCCGAACCCGTCGGCACCATAGCTGCCGCCGCCGGTCCCGCCGGAAACCGGGCCTATCAACCCGGAAGTCGGCACCGGTGCCGTGGATGCGGAATAGGCGAAATAACCGACCGTTCCGCCCGGCGGAGTGGTGCCCGAAACCAAATTCAGTCCGCCGCTGGGCCAAGAGCCAGAATGGGAAACGGGCGTGGTGGGAGCCAGGTTTCCAAATGTGACGGCCAGGCTGTACGTGCTTGCCGTCGTGGCCGCCGACCACGATGACGGCGATGTCGTGGATCCATTGGTGCCCTCGACCTCCACGTCGTAGGACGTGCCCGCCGACAGCCCGGTGATCGCCGCGCCGCTGCTCACGCTGGAAACGGTTGTCCAGGAACCGGCCGAATGCACGCTGTAGCGCAGGTTGTAGCCCGTCGCCGCGTCATGCGTGCCGTCGATCGCCGACGCCGTCCAGGTGACCGACAGCTTGCTGGTGGTGCCGTCCGGCACCGGCGCGACGGCCACACCCGAGGGCGCGTTCGGCGGGGCATAGTCGGTGGTCAGCGTCGTCGTCGCCGGCGAGGCGTCGGTGCCGCCGCTGTTCACCGCATCGACCGCGAAGCCATACAGCGAGTCATGCGATAGGCCCGACACCGTGGCGCCGGTGCCGGTGACGCCGCTGTGCGCGACGGTCCACGATCCGGTGTTGTTCAACCGGTAGCTGACCGTGTAGCTCCCCGCCGCGTCGTGCGTTCCATCCGTGGCCGAAGCGGTCCAGGACAGCGCGACCGCGCTATAGGCCGGCGAGCCGGCGGAAGCCGCGAGGCTGGTCGGCGCGTTCGGCGCGTTCGCGATCGTCGTGCCGGTGGCGATCGCCGAGGCTGACCCGACGCCGGCGGCGTTGCTCGCCAGCACCTGGAAATCGTAGGCGGTGATGCTCGCCAGCCCGGTGACGACATATCCGGTCGCGGCGGAGGGCACCGTGCCGGCGGTCGACCAGATGCCTTCGCCGCTCGGGCTGACCTGCACGATGTAGTTTGCCGCCAGGCCGCCCGCCGTCGCCGCCGACCACGACAGCACCGCGGTTGACCCCGTCGTGCTGACCACCGCCAGGTCCAGCGGCGCGTCGGGATAGGCCAGATGGTAGACCCCGACATTCGGCACGGGCGCGATCAGCACGCCGCCGCCCGGATTCGGCGCCGTCGCATAGGCCGGATTGACCGTCGGCCCGGTGCCCGACGCCAGCGCCTGGAAGGTCACCGGGCAGAACGCCGGATGAATCGCGCCGGATTCCGCCGCGATCTCATCCGCACGGCTCGCATCGCAATAGAGGTACTGGGCCAGCGCCAGCGACGGCAGCGGAAGCTGCATGCGCACCGTCACCACGCTCGGCAGGCTCGCGCCGCGCACCGTCAGGTCCTGCACCACCGCGGCGCGCAGCGCCTTCAACGCAAGATAGCTCGCGTCCTCGCCGGCATCGCCGGCGGCGGTGATCTCGCCATCGAGCGCGGCGGCAAGCACCACGCGCAGCGCCGCCGCGTCGTTGTAGCTGACCGGCTGATACGACGCCGAGGCGCGCGCCAGGCTGACCAGCACGGCCCGCCGGCAAGCCGCCGCCATCGCGTCGCGCATCGCCGCCATCGCCGCGCCGACGCCGACGCTGCCGCCGGCGCTGTCCGTGAAGGTGAAGCCGGCGAGCGCCAGCAGCACCTGCACCTGGTCGGCGGGATCCGTGATGCCGGCCCGCACGGCCTCTACCAGCGCCGCCAGGGCGTCGATCATGTCGGTGCTGGCTGAATACGTCCCCGCGGCCGTGGCGCCACCGGTGACCGCCTGGGCCAGCGCGGCGCGCTGATTGGCGAGCTGCGCCTGCAGCGTGGCAACCGTGGTGCCGATCGGCAGCATCACCGTCGCCGAGCCCGCGCCATAGCGGCCGTATGTCGTGTTGGCGTCCGGCGGCGGCAGCGCGGTCGCCATGCCGACGATCGCCGTCGGGTTGGCGCCGGCGGCGGTAGCCGCGACGCCGAAACTCGCCACCACGGTCTGGCCCTCGCCGGTCACCGCCGGTCCCGCCATCGAGGCCGGAATCGCCGTGCCGCCCAGGTCGGTCCCGGCGGCCGTCAGCGCGCTGTCCGCCGCCGCCAGCACCTCGATCGCGGTGGCGATGATCGTGGCGGGGAGGATGCTCCCGCCGTCTTCGATGAATTCCAGCGCGACCTGGATCAGCCGCATTTTTTCGAAGTGGACGGCGGTGCCGCAGGACAGCAGCGCGACCTTTACCGCGCCGAGGGTGGGGTGGATCAGCAGCCCCGACCCTTTTGCCTCGGCGGCATTGTCGAGCAGGAGCTGCATCACCGGCGCGGCGTCGCCGATCAGGTAGCCGGAAAACGAGTAGGTCCGCAGCGAGCGGCCCATGTCTTCCGGCCAGCCGCCATCCCGGAACGGGTACTCGTGGATCGCCCAGCGCCGGCCCTTCTTGACCTGTGCGCCGATGACCTTGAACGGCACCCCGCGAAACGATGCGGCCTGCAGCAGGCCCATGAAGCCGGCCGCGCTGGTCGGCGGCGCGAGCCCGGTGACGTTGGCGAACCCACTCATCGTCCGGCGAACGCCATGCCGGTATCGACGCGCGGCGCGGTGGCGACGGCCGCTCCCGACGCGGTCGCGGTCGCCGTCGTGCCGGCTGGCGCGCCGTGCAGGTGCACATCGACCTGGACGCGGCCGAGGTTGCCGGCCAGAAGCTGGTTGAACTGGCCTTGCGTCTCCTGCGCCTGGCTGCCGCCCGGTAGGCTCGGCCACCGGCCGCGCAGCGCCCCAGCGATACCGGCCTCATGGCCGCCTTCGAGCAGGTCCGCCCCGAGGTTGCGGTGCGCGTTCTGGGTATAGGTCCGGTTGGCGAGCCACCACGCGGCCTTGTCCTGGCTGGCCGGTGAAAAGTCCGTCAGGCCGAGTGCCGCGGCGGCTTCCTTCCACGTATCGCTGGTGAACTGATACTTTCCCGAGGCCGTGCTCGTGCCGCCGCGACCCACATAGTCGGGGAAGCTGCCATAGCCGGCAAACAATGCGCCGCCGTTCTTGACGTTGTAGAGCCCGTGCGATTCCGGCGCTGCAATGGTGTCGAGCAGCGCCTGCTTCAAAGGCGTCAGCGTGCCTCCAGGGGGGGACTGCCGATCTGACGCGGGAGGGCCTTCGCCCGGCGAGTTCCCGATCACCTGACCCTGCGGCCCGGTCGGCATCCCGCGTTCCCGGCGAAGTCGGTCGAGCTCGGCGTCCGCGCCCTCATTCAGCCCGGTGATTCGCGTTCCGTAATAGAGCGCCTCCTCGCCGAAGGCGGCTTCGAGTGGCAGGCGCAGCAGCGCGGGTACGTACCTCAGCGCCTTCTTCACGACCCAGCCAGCCGCAGCGGTAAATGTGACCGTCGCGAGGCCCTCAAGAAGCGCGTTATGTTTCTCGATCCACTGCGAGGTGATGTTCAGCATTTTGGTCGCGGTGCCGGACCAGTGATCGACCATGCGATTTTCGACGCCCTCGATCGCCAGACCCATCTCGACCCAGGCCGACTTCATTTTTACGCCGTCCGCCGCCATCCCGTCGGTCAGCGCGGCGCCGGTCCGATCCGCCCGCTGGAGAAATTCGTCCAGTCCTTTCTGGCCCTTCTCCAGCAGCGGCAGCAGGTCGGTATCCACGCCAACAACGGACAGCGCGCGCCCGGCCGTAGACCTGTCGGCATAGGTGGCCGCCTTGTCCGCCAACCTGCCGAGCAAGTCCTCCGCCTTCGCAATATGGCCCTCTTTATCCCTCCACGCCTCGTTAGGACCGAAGACCGAATTCATATACATCTGCGCGTTGGCGTCGTGGTTGTAGAACGCCGCGTGGATCGTGTCCGTCAGCCCCCCCATGCTTTTATTCAGCGCCTCGGTCGAACCGCCCGCCAGCAGGTTGGCTTTTTGCAGCCGGCTCAGCGTATGGACCGGCATGTTCAACGCATCGGCGGTTTTGCTGATCGAGTTCCCGGCATCAGCCCACTTCCGGCTCAGCTCCATGACCCCGGCGAGGCTGGCTGCCCCGGTAATTCCCGCCATCGGGCCGGCCAGGCGTTCCGCCGCCCGCGCCGCGCCGAGCACGCGATCGCCGAGCGTTGCCATCCCCTCAGCCGCCCGGTTGATCCCGGTGACCTCGCCGAACTTCGCCAGGCTCTTGTTGAACCGCTCCGCCGGAGCGTTCAACGCCGCGATGCGTTTGTTGATCGCATCGAGGCCGGCGCTCGCGCCATCCTGGATGCCGATGCCGATTGCGAACCCGGCCGACTTACCCGCCACGTTCGCGCTCCATCACACCCGGAATCAGGCTGGCCCAGCGCATCAGCGCCGGCACCTTCAACGCCAGTGCCCAGCGCAACCCTTCGCCATAGAAACGACCGACGCGGGCGGCCAGAATCTCCAGCTCGCCGGACTGGCCGAGCCAGATCAGGAAGGAACCGCTTCCGCCGTCGCCCCAGGCTCCGCCGCCTTCGCTGCCTCGGGCGCCGCTTCGGCTTTCGCTTCCGCCGCGCGCGCTTCCCGGCGGGCGGTCCGCCACGCCTCCAAAGGGTCGGGGGCGGGCACCCCCGCGAATTCATCCATGTAATCGGAGATCTGCAGGTTGAGCCATTGCGGCTGCCTCCGGATCACCTCGTACGGCACCTGCTCGACCGAAGCCGCCGAGATCATGCGCAGGGTGCTCTCCAGGCCGGATGTGCCTTGCACCGCGGTGGCCTTCAACACGTCCTCGCTGGTCGGCGCGCCGACAGTGACGGTGGTGTACGCCAGGCCGCCGTGCATGATCGCCTGCCCCGGCTTGTCCTTGTTGCGCAGCGTCCAGGTCACCGACGCCGGCGGCTCCTTCCACGCCGTCATGAGCTGGCTCCCGGCGGAATTTCAAGGATCGTCCCGGCGACGCCCTCGAAACGGAAATCGAACCCGGCGTCGGCGCCATTCACGTTCGGCCGCCCGACATACCAGAGGCCGTGCCCGACGATCTGCTTGCCGTTGGCGAGCAGGAACACCACGGTCGCGTTCGACATCCCGGTGAACGACGTGACGCTGTTCGCGGCAGTGTCGCGGAACTTGCCGGACATATAGGGCGCGACCGGCTTCTGATCGTAGCCGTCAACGCCGGACAGGCTGCTGACCGTCGTGTTCTCGACGTTCGCCGGGTCCCACGCAAACTCAACGACCGAGATCGCGCTGCCGTTCACGCTCGCCGCGGTAATCCCGGAGAGCCGCCGGTTGGTCGGCGTGCTCGGTGCCAAAGTGGCTGACATGAATCGCTCCTTATGTGCTCTGCTGGAATTGGATCAGGATGCCGACGTTGATGACCTGGTCGGAGAAGTCGATCGGCAGATACATCAGCACCTGACCCTTGGTGCCCGGCGTGGGGTAGGCGTTCTGTGCGAACTTCAACGGGTTTTGCACGATGAAGATGCTGGCCAGGTAGGCGTAGACCGCGACGACGGCCGCCAGCATCGCGTTCGGCGTGGTGGCCGGCGACCCCGGCGCGATCAGCGTGCCGTTGCTCACCAGGATTTTGCCGGGCACGATGAACTGGCTGGTGACCTGTGCGGCAATGTAACGAGCCGCATACATCGCCTGGAACATGAGATTGGTGTTCAGCCACGAGTTGTCCGGCTGGCCGCTCGCGTTGCTTTGGTACGTGGTGATCGAGCGGTCGATCTGGCACACCCCCGCCGCGCTGACCGTGAAGGTGCTCATTCCGTCGAACAGCAACGTGTTGCGCTCGCCGGGCGTGTCCTGCGAGGCGATCGGCGGCGGCAGCAGGTTGAGCTGCTGGGTCGCGACGCCCTGCGCCGGGTTGACCCGCAACCTGACGACGTGCGCCGCGCACCAATCCGACGCCTCCAGCCACGCCGGCGTCGGGCTGTCGTAGAAGCCCAGGATGCTCGCGTGCTGGTCGTTGCGCCCGGTGCCGAAGCTGGTTCGGTTGGAGAGTGTCCCCCGGTAGGCCGCGAAGACGTGCCCATATTGCATCTGCTCCGCCGACCAGCGGCCGGAGGCATCCGACAGGAACGCCTGGAAGGAGTTGAGGCTGGTGGTGTCGGTGTACGGCAGGTCGATGTAATCGAAGAGCTGCACGCCGAGGTTGGCCTGCAGCGTGGTCAGGGTTGGGTTGGTCGCGCCGCCGGTGAAGGCCACGATGGTGATGCCGACGCCCGCCGGCGTGACCTCGCCATTCTGCGCGCCGTGATAGTTGAACCGGATGTCGATGTCGTTCTGTGCGAGGCCCTTGTGCAGCGCGGTCAGATCGACCTCGTAGGCGTTCGTTCCGTCAATGGCCGCGGTGCACGAAACCCCGGTCGCGGCGGTGATCGCGGCGACGGTGTTGGTCGCCATGACGGTCGCCGCGTCGCCGGCGTTCACCGCCACCGGGATCGACACGCCCATCAGGTACAGCGCCAGCGTGCCGGCCGCGGTCGCCGGGCCGGTGAAGCTGATGCTGCCGGCTGCTTTCGTGCCGCCGCTCGCATCGGCCACCGGGCCGAGCCACGCCTCCCCATAGGGGTCCATCAGGCGATAGCTGGCGTACTTCAGCGCCAGCATGGAGTTGACGCCGCACAGGCCGTTTACCTGTGCCTGGCTATACGCCTGGACCGCGATATTCGGGGTCGCGGTTCCGGAGCTGGTGATCTGCCCGACAATCAACGCCCGCTGGAATTGCGTCGCGGTGTTGGCCTGGCTGGCGTTGAACTCGGCATTGACGCCGGACGGGCGCCACATGGTCGAGGGGAAGTATTCGAAGCCGAGGGCCGCGCTCATGGCTTGATCTCCGCCAGGTATTCGTCACGGGTGAGAAGCGGCGCCGCCGGGTCGCGCTCGTGCTCGGCCGCGGCGACGGCGAAGCCTTCGACGGCCGGACCGGATGGCGGATCGAGCGCCGGCAGCCGCGCCCATTCGGCCGCGGTCAGCCGAAGCGGTTCGCCCGCGACGTGCTCGAGCTGGCCGGCGGCTGCCGGCGGCTGCCATACGAAGGCGTCGGCAGCGGCACGCGCGGCGACCGGATCGACCACCGGTGGAACCACGACGACGGCCGCGGCCAGCCGAGGCGCGGGCGCAGGCGGGGCTGGCGGTTCGGCCAGCACCACGTCGCCATCGCGCACGCGGCGGTGCCAGAAGGTTGTCTCGGACACGTTCTCGCCCTGCGGCGACAACAGCCGCTTGTTCGGGCCGCGCACGATCAAGGGAACGGCAGGATCATCCTGCCGGTGTCCCGGTTTGACGAACATTGTTACCTCGGAATGTAAGAACCGGCCGCGGGCGCTCGGCCGCGCGGACTGATTCGGGATTGCGCCCGGCGCCGGCGCCTACGGCGAGTGGTGCAAAAGCACGTTGATCAACATCGTGATGATCGAGCCGGCCAGGCCGGCGCCGGTCGCGATCATGGCCGAGTCGAACCTCGACATGACCTGGGCTTGGCCTCGCTGCTGGTTCACCAGCTCGGCCAGCGTTTCAACCGCGCTGACCAGTTTCTCCGTCGAACGAGCGAGGGTCTGCACCAACGTCTCGACCACCGCGACGCGCTCGCGCACCATCGTAATTTCGTCGGGCATGCTTCCCTCCCCTCCCCTCACGTCGAGCTATCGCTGAGCTGGATCGGCGTGTCGGTCGCCTGCACGGGCAGGTTCCAATCCCAGCCGCTGCCCAGGTCCGCGCCGATGTCCCAACCGGCCGGCCGCGCCACCGTCGCCGAATTGTCGGTCACCGCGTTGCCGCGAAAAATCCAGGTGTTGCCGTAGGGGTAGAACAGCAGGCATCCCGAGCTGGCCGAGGTCAGCGCGGATCCAAGCGTCACCTGCAGGTGCGTCGCGTCCACGCGCGCGCACGCCGTCGCGGTTCGGACGGTCCCCGGGCTCGCCTCATTGCCGCCGTCCATCACCGCCCAGCCGGCCCCGTTCACCGCCTGCAGCGGCACGATCAGGTCGGTGCCGGCGTTGTGCGCCACGGTGACGATGACCACCGTGTTGCTCTGCCGGTAGGCATGCGTGATCGCCGGCCCGACGCTCGGCACGCCCGACGGGATCGCGGTGATGC